CTTGGTGATACTAATACTGTTTCAGAATATATAGGCGCTCCAGCTAACGCTGCTGTAGCTACTCCGTTAAGGTTAAAGCCGTTTGGTATATTAACAACGCCAGTAAGATAGTTGATTGTACCAAGTACCGTTCCTAAAAAATTAGGTTCAACCAAATTACCTGAAATACCATTACCTGCTATTGGTAAATCAATTAAAGTTAATGCATTTTGTAACGCATCTACAGTTGTTATCACAATACTATTTCGCAATAGACAAGTAGTTATACTAACACCGCCAGTATTAGCTTGCTGTGTATTAATTGTAAATGTTATAGCTTGTCCCACGTTGCCATCACCTGTAGCAGATGTTTGGGCTATAGAGTTTATTTGCGGGTATACACCAAAAAAAGATGTTCTGCTTTCACAAAACCAAGATTGATAACCAGCTATAAACACTGGTGGGTGTACAGTAATGTATCTATTTTTAAAATCAAACAGCGGACTTTCTGGTGGAGCTGTAACTGTATCATAAGTATCTACGTATGGAGTTGTATAAAAACTGAATGTCTCACGTAGGTTTGCTAAGCGTAAATGCTCTGGAAAATCGTATAAAACAAATGTGTTGATATAGTCATTTATTTGAGCATCTGTTAGCTGGGAGGGAGACAGGCTACGGGTAAGCCGTCTTACTTTAGTTCTGATGGTTTGTAAATCTGCCATACTACATCCTTATTATGTAAATTGGTTATAGCTTAGCAAACTTACAAACCAGTTGAATTGTTAATTCAATATATTTCTAGTTGCCGCGTATAAAATGCTGTTAATTTCGCCTGTTGGCACTACTTGTGCAAACTGTTCCGCTCCTACTGGCGTTGTGTATGCTGGCATATTAATTGTGTCTATGGGCATAGAAAATGTAGTGTTGGTTAGTACTGTTATAGGTGCTTCAACATGGTTAAGAGGAGTTATGCCGTAACCTTGAGGCACATATAAGCGTACTATTAAACCAGTAACATACTGATTATCAAATGATGTAGTAATAACTACAGGGTTTGAGTTAGTTATGTTAGTTATAACACGCATAGCAGGTTGGAATATTGGCGTAGCTACAGCAAGTATCGGCATCTAGATCCTTTCTACAGTAATAATCTCTTTACTTGGTTGGGCATCGATACCCATAAAGTCTAATGACTGGAAGCTGCAACGGCGTACTTTTTGCCCAATCTTAGCAATAGGCTTACCAAACTCGTCTTGGCTATAAGAATGCACTGGGTAAAAACAATTAGTGTTTAGATGACGTGCTACGCCTAGTGGTAACTCATATATCTCACCATCACGCAACGAATAGTTTTGTGGGGCATCGCCTTTGTATAATTTTATACTAAAGTCCATGACACCGCCTGGCACTTCGTGAAAGATAAACTTGCCGCTTACTTTTTCGGCATCACGGTTGCGTAAGGCTTCCATCTCTTTACTTGTTAACTTTTTTCTTTCCATGATTACTCCCTTGTTAATTGTAGGGAGGGCGCAACCCCTCCCAAATGAATAAGATTATGCGTATTCTTCAGAGTTAAAGCAAGCTCCAACTTTCCAGAATATAACATCCCCTGCTTGACCAGCTGGGTTGTTTGCTCGTGCAGCACCGCCTCTTAGTTTGATACCAACAAAACCTTGGTTTACTGTAGCATCAGCCAAAATGTTAGCATTTTGTGATACTGAGTAAGCTGTGTCTTGACCGAAAGGTATCATCTCTGGCAATTGTGAACCAGCAGCAACTTGTGCAGATGTTGGATAAGCAAAAGCTTCACCGCTACCAACAATGTCGATAGTAAAGCGAACTGATCCAAAACCAGCTAAAGCAGCTGTGTTAGCAACTACGCTTGTTACTGTAGCTGATACATAGTTATTTGCTGAACTAGCGCTTAATAAAGCACTAATTCCTGCTCCACAAACAGCAGGTATATCAAATCTTACTTGCTGTCCTACAGTCATACCGTGAGGCACAGATGTAGCAACAGTAATAACACCAGCAGCTTGTGTGATGCTAGTAATGATTCTGTTAGCTGGATAGAATCTTGAGCTAATATCAATACGCTGTAAAGCACCATCAGTACCAACAACGCCAGAAGCTGTAGCTAATGCGTTATTTGCACCCAATAATGTGTAGTCGTTACCAGCAACAACGCTGACAATCATATCTACGCCATAGTTACCAAATACAGGCACACCTAAAACACCAGCAACGTTTCTACCAGTAATACGTACGATATTACCAACAGCTACAGCTACTGCAGCTGTTGTAGCCGCAGATGTTACTACAGGCTGAACTGCGCTTGTTTGTGCAGTGGTTGTGTATTTAATAGATGCAAAGTTAGCAGGGTTAGAGTAATCGATTACTGTAAACATGCCTGCAGGAGCTGTTGTTGCACCGGCGCCATCAATAGCAACACCGTTAGTCATTCCAGTTTGGAAATAAAACTGTAATGGAGCACCAACGCCATCATTAGCTAACATGTTAAATACAGTAATCCAGTTTACACCTGGTCTAAATACAATAGTTTTATCCGCACCGGTAGATACGAAATTACCACGTACTATAATTGTTCCGTCCATAATATCTCCTTATTGTGCTAATGTAGCTCTTAGGTTGATAACCCAGAGATCGTTGGTTATTCTTGGACATGTCGCAAATTTGTAGCCTACAGAAGCGTTCAACGCTAATGGGCCATCATAAATTGGCGGTCTGTAAATAAACGACGCTGAGTACCCATCTTGCTGTACAGTAGCATAAGCTTCCATACCAACGCAGAAGATGTTATACACATCGCTACCATTAACAGAAGCATTTGGGCTAATTGAGCCGATGCTTGATACCAAGAATCTAAGGTTGTTTACGCAACCCCACTCAGAACGTAATGCATTTGTAGGAGCTGGGTAATTACTTTTTGATGTAAAGTTATTAACGCCTTCTAGCTCTTTAGTCATGTTTGTATGACATAATGCAAAATACGCATCACGAACAGGTGCTGTACCAAACTTATCTTCACCTTCGATGTTATCGGAGATTGTATAAGCGTTGTTACCTAGTAATACACGTGTTACTTCAGACACGTCTAACAATGTTAGCTCGGTTGGGCTGTCGCCGTTTACGCCACCAACACAGTTAATAAATGATGCTGTTGATGCCAACATATCACGTGTTAACTGATCTTCGGTTTGACGTAGCGATACGCCTAGTCGTGCTGCACATTCGTTAAGAACTGGATCTTGGTTTTGCAATGTGCATTATTCTGTTACTTTTTTTGACCAAATAGTTTCTATTTGGCGGTAGGTCTTGTTATTCCCTACTCCCAAAGTCATCCCTTGGGATCGGACTGTCGCTTCACCTTAAGGTGTCCACTCGCCTCAGTCTCTCAGCGTGACATTTATGTTTTTATATGGTACACTGTAATACATGAATAAAAATTGGACATCAGAAAAACTTAGTTATTTAGCTGGTATTATAGACGGTGAAGGCAGTATTACTATTGAAATTCAATCTCAAAGTATACGTCATAATCGCAAATGTGATTATTATTCACTGCGTCTTATAGTTACTAATACAAATTTACCGTTGCTCAACTGGATTGTTGAAAATTTTGGTGGAAACATACGCCAACGCAAACAAGTGCCAAATAGACGGGCTTGTTATACGTGGTCTCTATGTTCTCATAATGCAGCTACACTTTTAAAAGCGTGCGAACCGTACATGATTATAAAAAAAGCACATGCGGAAGTTTTTTATGAGTTTTCAACAACTATGTCGAATGCCAACGTTCGTTTATCTGATGACTTACTTTCTTATCGCAAGGATATGTATTTAAAGCTTAAGCATATTAATAAAACTTATTAAATATCTTCGCCCTTGTTGCCCTCGTCTTTACGGTGGGTTTCCAAGTCAATCAGAGCGGATTTAAAGCAGGCCATCTGCTTGCAAAACCAAATATTTCAAAGATCATATTTTAAAAACCTGCTCGTTCAATACGACATAGGTCTTTGCGTATTAAACTATTACGGCACCTAGCTTCTACCGTAAAACGAAATCTTTGCGTCAATCTTCTATTACTTTTTAACCTATTGCTAGGCGGGCGATCATTTCTGTACGCCTCCTTGTCTTTCGATCAAGGGTTGGACTATCACATCTCTTGCGAGTCTTTGGGTTTAGTCTCTCAGGCTGCACGGTTATTCCTGCTTGCCCCTTGTTACCATAGCTTGCGCCGTAGGACTTCAAGTCAATTACCAAAGATTTAACGTGGACATTAACGTCTATCCACAGCTGTTAGGTTTTGTGGTGGTGGAGTAATACCACTGTTCCCCAAAGGAACCATAGCTGTTTGTAGTGGGTTATATCTACGCATACGTAAAGTATTACCACCATTACGAGGCATATTTTTACGCATTGCTGGGATATTATGAATCATGTTCGGCACAGGTACGGACAATAGCTTATAACTAAAGCTTTGTTGAACTGGCGATGGCAAAATAGAGGTTGTTGTAACTGCCATTTTTGTTCCTTAATTAAAGTTAATCAATGTACTTCAAGTAAGATGACGAGTCTTTTTACAGTCAGATGATTTGGCGAGAATCTATACGGCCATTAAAGAAAGGCGAGAGTAGCGAGTTCTCATTACGGCTGGCTTTATATTAGCAAAAAGTATATCAGGGTCAACTTTAGGGAGCAGATTGATACTACCCCCTATAATTTTATAAGTTTTGACGTGCTGCAAACATCTCTTTGACTAACTGGTCTTTTAACTCTGGCGTTAAACCGTTAGCAAAAGCATTGGCATGACTTAGAGGCGACTCGCTCTTTTGTGGTGCAATACTACTCAACGACTTAGGCTTAGCTAAGTTCTGTTGAGCTTTGAGCTTGTCAGCATCGTATGTTGTATCACGATGAATATTTAATAGCTTGATCATCTTGTACGCCATGGCGTGGGCTTTATAAACATCGCCTGTAGCTAAAATAGCGTCTGCTACATCTGGATCAATCTCACGTAGCTTCTTTTGATTCTCGTATGACACTACCTTCTCAAAATCTGGGAAGTCGTTTTTAATACGCATCTCAGCGGTAGACATAGCCATACGCTTAGAATCTTCTTCTCTAGCTTTTTTTAGTGCAGCCAACTCTTTTTTAATACTTAAAATGTGGCGACCTTCAGCTAAATCATTCTCCGTTATACCCAAGTCGTTTAGGTCGACATCTTCTTCAGCTGGTTTTGTTGCAGCTTGTCGCTGTGCTAGTAACTCACGGGCTTCATCTAATTCACGCTGTAGCTTTTCTTTAGACTGACGCAGTAAACGCCAATTTTCGTCTTTAACGCTCTTTAGCTCCGCCTCAATAGATTGATCTGGTTGCGCCTGTATCGTTTGCTGTGGGGCTTCCTCAACAGCTTCCTCTTGCACTTGCTCAACTACTTGCTCTTCAATCATTTCAATACCTTCCTGTTGCATTTTTTTAGCTGCCTCTCTATTCATTTGATCTATTTGTGATTGTGATGCTATTGGTAAATCCATATCCTTACGCCTTTATCAATATTGAGTTATCTGCTTCATTATTTAACTGCTTTGACAGCTTTAACAAGTCGCCGTTTTGGTCGGCAAGTACATAATACAACAACCATCTTTCGTCTGGTACTATCTCACCTGCATGCCGTATAAACATTTCGCAGGTATCTTTTGATGGTAACACCCACAAAAACTGTATCTTATCGTCTTTATGTATCTTGTAGACTGTCTGGTCGTATTCTGGGGTAGGGCATGACGTACGGCATAAAAAGTAGTTACGCAAAACGTTTTCCATTAAGCGTTCTTTTTTGGTCAACACAACTACATAGTACTCGCCTGTATATTGTTGTCTCCCACGCCGCAAGCACTCATAAAAATCTTTTTCATAAGTCTTGTGTATCTCACGTTGCAACTCTATAGGGTCTCTACTATCAGGAGCTTTTTTTAACAGCTCACTAGATATTTTACCAACCGTATCTGCCATATTTACCTCATGCTGTTTTTATGTTAACTTTAGTATACATTATCTCTCCTGTGGCATGATATGAGATTTGTACCCAAGTAGTTTTTTTTATTGTTTGATTATAAATGTCATGCCACTCTAAAACTTATCATTACTGAAAAATCCTGATTGCATATTATCACTACCATAAACAGCTTGTCTATATCGTTTGTCTAGTTCTTCTGCTGTAGTATGGTCATCTCTTGTTTTTGGTAAGCTAACACACAAATACCGCAACGCATCTGCCATATGTGAGTGGATATCATGCAACGGTCTATCTTTGTACATCTGCCGTTTAGCGTCATACTCAGGACGATAGTTTTCTATAGCCCGCAAAAGAGTCTTACAACGCTCATCTATAAATATTCTGTTAAACGTATTACGCACACAATCTATTCCGTCCATCAAACCAATATCATCGGCAATCGTAAAATTTAAACCCAGCTGCCGCGCTGTCTCTAATCTGGTTATACCGCTACTAAACTCATGCACTTTAATATCATGCGGTGCTATGTGATAGCCGTATAAATATGGACGCTGCTGCACTATTTTGACGTAATGAGTCAATGCCTCACGCTCGCAAGAGTATTCGTCTATAATATAAATTTTGTTGTTTATGACTTGGTAGAACAATATGCTCGTGCTGTCGCTGTAACCTATATCCCAAGATGTATTTACCTTAAACGTAGGATCGTACTCAAACCGCTGCACCCTGTCCTCTACTCTAGCCTTATCTAGCTGCGCTGACCAATATGAACCACTATCTACTCCAGCAAAACTACAATAATATTCTTGTTGTATTAAATCTGGTGTAGTTAAGCCTTCGTTTAGCTCTTTGTTGATCTCATCTAGCTTAATGTGCTTGGTTTCATCAAGAGTTAGCTTTAAGGCAAACCAGTCTTTATGATCACGGGCTACCTGCCACAAGTCATACAGGTGGTTAGCTTTACCCCGAGGTGTCGACACAAACAAGCACCAACCGCCGTTGTATGCCAATATAGGCTTAATTAGCTGGTAACATTTGCCGCCGTCTTGGAAAATAGAGTACTCGGTAAACACTACAGCATAGGCGTTAGAACCTACCAAGTTATTATAGTTTAGTGCACCTATAAGCTGGATAGTAGAGCCATTTATAAAACGTATAAGTAGCTCTTGGCTGTTCATCGAGCTTATTACTTGTGGCGGAATTAGATCTAAAAACCTACGACCATCAGATAAAATACTATTCCATATGATCCGCTTAGCCATGGTATAACTTGGGGCTATGTAAAATATGTTACATGTCTTTTTTAATGCTTGTCTGACACATAACCAGAAAGCAGCTACATCTTTACCGCTACGGCGTGGCATAATAGCTACCGCTTTCCGATAGCCTTTGTTTTCAATAGCATCAATTATTAACTCTTGATACGGCTTTAGTTTGATTGAGTCAAGCTTGATGTTCATAATACCTTTCTAAAAGCAACCGCATACTGCCGCAGCTATTGCATCGCTACTGTCATACGATACAAATTGTGTTGCCGATGGGAATAAATTTTTCACTCTGTCTTGTATCTGTTGTTTTGTAGCTTTTCCTGTGCCAGTTAGTATTTCTTTGATTTGGCACGGTGTAAAGTCTTGCACAGTCATGTTTTTTTGAGCAGCTGCTAGCAGCGCTATAGCACGCACAAAACCTAGCTTCAAAAAAGTCTGAGCGTTGTGCTGTAAGAAAGAGGTTTCTATTGATAGATTAGTTATCTTGTGCTTGTCGATAAGTTCGATTATAGCGTTATAGATGGCTTCTAGTTTTTTATGCGTAGGGGTGTTAGCAGTCAACTTGAAGCTTACATACTCCAACAAGGATAATTTGTTAGCTTGTTTGCTGACTACTGCTAAGCCACATATTTGCAACCCTGGATCTACGCCAAGCGTAACAATCAACCTACGACCTTCAAGACAACTTTAGCAGGCATCTTGATATTGTGTTTTTCACACAATTTATCAAACGCTTGATGCAAAGTTAGGTTTTCTTTTTGAGCTACAAAGCTAATTACATCGCCGCAAGTATGACAATCAAAACAATAATATACATTCTTTTTGGGATTTACAGTGAAGTCTTTAAGCTTTTGACCTGTGCGGGGATGAAACGGGCAATAACCATAATAGAATCCCTCGTCTAATTCTAATGGCATGTATGACTTTATAACGTCTTCAATTTTTAACGATTTTCTAACGTGATTATAAAATTCAGAGTTCATTACTACCTCGCTTTAGCTGTTTTCTTTGATACCCTTTTAGGCTGTTTGACAAACTGTTTACCTTGTCGCGTGCCTTCTCGTTTAGCTCTTGTTGTAGCAGCATATTCTTGAGGTGTCAATTTTTTTATAGCTGCTTTTGGAAGGTATCTTTCACCTGTGGCTTTAGATCCTTGGGTACTCGGTTTACCTGATTTGGTTTGCCATTTTTCGCCAGTCCATTTGGACAACGACTTTTGTTTTTTGGTCTTACCGCCAGTATAGCCGCCTCCCGCCTTCTTATACTCCAGTGCCACCAGCTGTGCTTTTCTAGCCGACCATTCATGGGCTTTGCCGCCTTTATCGCTCGCCATAATACGATCTTTAATAGACTCACGAAGCTTAGGATTAGTGTAGTTAGCCATATGATCACTTTTTAGCCTTGTTACGTTTTGATATTGCCGCCGCCTTAGCCCTAGCATCTGCCTTACTGCTAGCGCCCCATGCCCTCAATGATAATAATAACCTAGTAGGCTCACCGTTAGGCTTAAACTCTGGACCAGCCATATTACCCATACGAGCTAAAAACGATGCTCTGCGTGGGTTGTCGCCAGATTTTACAGGTGGTTTTAGGTTACTACCTTGTGCTTTAGCTGATGCTCTGCCTTTGGCATTAAGACCGCCAGCAGGATTCTTGCCTTCTGCCCTAGTCCAAGCAGGGGTTCTATAAGATTTTTTCATACGTCTCCTTAACAGTTACTCTTGTCTAAATACCTAACCAATAACGTACAAACAATACCAAGTACGGCAGTAGTTGCACTACCCGCATACGCCTTAGTTTTTGGCACAGCTTCTTGTAGCTGCTCTTCTTTCTGTGAGTTTTGGCGTTGTAATTGCTCTAAAGCGTTGGTCATAGCATTAAGAACTAGCGTAGACATGCCAGGCTCTACAACAGGACTGGTGTTCATTTGTAACTCTATCTGTTCTACTGCTGGGTCATGAGCTGGGCTAGCTGATTTAAACGCTGCAATAGCTTTAGATACAATTTGTTTTTTGGCTGTAGGGGGTAATGGTGATGTTGGTTGTGGAAAAAGATTAGGCACAGGCAAGTCTTTGTAAAACTCTGGGTGTGTCTGTGCATATGCAATTTGTTTTTGCATTAAGTCATTAATATCTATTCTAGCCTCTCCAGCATGCAATATTTGTATAACTGTAGCAGCTTTTAATACACGCATTAGAAACATATAAACCCCTAGCACTTAAAAAAACTGTCTCTAATTTACTATATCTAACATATTATTACAGTGTTTTTACAATGCTAGGGATGCTTGGCACCCTAGCGGGGAATCGAACCCACGATTGCTGCCGTGAAAGGGCAATGTCCTCACCAATTAGACGACTAGGGCTTAATTTATTTGCGCTTCTTTTTAGATACGCTTATTGCAATAGCGATGGCTTGTTTAGGTTTCTTGACAACTGGCCCACCTTTACCAGAATGCAATTCACCTTTTTTAAACTCTTCCATAACTTTAGTAATCTTCATCTTAGCCTTTGACTTACCATTGGCTTTCTTTTTAGACTTTGATTTACTGTGCTCCATGGCTTCAGAGTAACCAGCTTTTTTTTCAGCAGCTTCATGTTCTTTATGTTTTTTAGACATACGTTTAATTAACTTCTCATCTTCAGCGGCTTCGCGTTTAAACATAGCCTTATCGCTTTTTAAATGACGTATTACTTCTTTTTTCATTACTCACCTGTAATTTCATCGTTAGGCAAAATTAACTTTTCAGCAAACCTACTAGCATTAAAGGTTTGATGAATAGCTTTTTCTGGCAAATTACTAATAGACATTTGATCTTCAAAGATCATTCTGCTATCTACCTTCTCTTGCTTACGGGGATTTAGTTGATACGCCGACCCTATAGCCTGATAAAAGGCATCTTGCATATGTGATTTTTTTTTCATAATCATGTTCCTAAAAGCAGGGAGTTATTAGCCCCCTGCAATATTATTTAGCTCTAGCAGTATCTTGATAATCAATTAACTTATCACGCTTCTTTTGCTTGCGTGTTTGTTTGCTCGTCAAGTTACTTGGCTTCCCAAGAATGTTATAAGCTATCTTGGTAGCCTTATTATTTTGTCTTGGTGCTTGAGCCATGATCTAATATTTCGATGGGTATTTTTCGCCAGATTTGCGTTTACCACCCATAACATCATCACGAACTTGTACATCAATACCTTTGATGTCATCATTCAAGTTATATGAATCGTAAGCACAAGCTGGGTATGCTTTCATGATTACGTTTTGTGGAAGGTTAGCAATAGCTGATTTGTCTTCAGAAATCATACCTGCATCTCTTGATTCCATCTCACGGCGTGATGTTTTGCCGCTGTATAGGTCTCTTGATTCCATAGACTTCATGCCGTTACCATTACCGTTATGATATCTTTTTGCCATTATTGGACTCCTAAGAAATTGCTCTCTTGAGCAAGGTTTGCGCCTCTATCTTCAGAGGTTTTAATCATATTACTTGACTCTGTATCTTTTAAAAGCTTCTGCAAACTTAAAAGTCTTTCGAGCTGCATCAAGTCTATATTGTCTAGCTCTTTCAAAGCTTTCACAAAGTTGAGTAAACCTTGTTGATCATCCTTGGAAGCTTCAGCTAAACGCTCTTGAGCTTGTGCAAAGTTCTCTTGGATACGTGATTGTCTTTCAGCTCCAAGCTGTATGTTGGCTTGTGCTTGTGAATCTGCCAACCTGACTTGCGCCGCTTGGAACTCTGCCGCTGATTGTGCTTGAGCTTGCTGCGCTTGGCTTGATGCCTCTTGTTGTCTAACAGTGTTCTCGATAATCTTGTTTTTATTCTGCACAGTCGCAGCTTCTAACAAGTCAATATCACTAATAGGCACACCAGCTTGTCTTAGCTGTAGCATTTGTGCAAACTGCATTTGTTTTTGGGTAGATGTGTTCAATCCTTCTTCAACAGCAACATCGTAAATACCAAAGTTCTTGTTATAAAACTCGCTTGTTGGGTCTTCCTCGATAATACGTTTGATTTTGCCAGGCGTGTAGTTGAGTTGGATAAGGTCAATCATCTGCTTACCTAGTAACTTTTGGCTCATGTCCAGCTGGTCAAATAACGTTTGCAATGTGGTCAGCCCTGCACCTTGCCTTAGCATGCTTAAAATACCCGCTTTATCGTCGTTTGCGGATCCAAGCAGCTCTTCATTCACGCCGCTAATCTCTTGGATCTCACGGGCTAGAATTTCGCTAAGCTGTATCATACTTGGTGGTATTTGTGGCGCTTCAATTTTTTGCACGTCTGACATCTGAGCATCACGCTTTAACGCTAAGCCTCGGCCTTGTCCAGTTAAAAAAACGTCAGCAGGGTTTACAAGTGCGTTTTCTTTGTAAATAAAGCCGCTGTTTATTTGAGATTCTAAGATGTCCAGCTCGGCTACTTTGCGCCTATTGTATAAGAATTGTGCATCTCTGAGCCCACGAACTACACCTTGGATTCGGTTCACATAGTCTGGCTGCTGTGGGTGGTAGTAACCTAAAACGGGTACAAATGGGTAATAGTCGCTGCCTGTTGGGTTGTAGTCGTTGTAAAATACTTTGCCTTGCACCACAATAGCAAGCTTTACGCTTGGCACTTCTTGTTCGATAACGGTTACGCTAGGATAGGTCTGCAAGAATAGTTTTAATGCATCTTCATCGTTAGACTTCCATTCAAACGTCTCACCGCTTTGCGTATCAACCAGCATCTTTTGATGTCTGAAGTCTCTGTAGTAGAACTGATCATAGGTCAACAAATTCTTCATAGTATAGTTGTATGACTCTGGCATGAATTGGAACTTAGCATCGCGTGACCCGCCGTACGGGTTACCAATCATGGTAGATATCTCGTTGGCATGGTCAGGTAATAAAGATAAAACTTCTTTTTTAGTTAGATATGTACGCTTCCAAATACCATTACAGTCGCTTAAGTCGTGCTTTCTGAAAAACGGATCTATTAAAAACTCGTTGTAAGAGCAGTTGTTTACCTTAATCTGTCCTGCAATAGGGTCTTTGCGGTAGTCAACGTATAGATGTAACAGGTTCATACCTGTAACTAATGCACCTTCAAACGCCTCTGATATGGTCTCAAGTATGTTCTCTTGGCGACAGTTCCACATTAAGACTTTGGTTAGTTGGTCGGCCGTCTGGTTGTCTGAACTCTCGACTGGCACGGCTATAATAGACTTTCTGGAGCGTCTCTGATGGCCAGAAATCATATTAACTACACGTCTTATACGGTTAAAATTAAACGTTCTTCGGCGGTTCGCTGGTAGATTTCCGTATAATCCTAGGTCACCATAAACAGATTGATCACCACTAAAGAAGCGGGTATCAATGGAACCTTCTCCCCAGAAGTTCTGGTTGATCGTGATGGATTCAGCATAGAAAGCCTCCATCCTTTTAAGAATGTCTTTATCATCCTCTTGGTAATACTCAGGCGCTAATTGCGGAAAAAGCATTGGCATAACTCCTTTAAATTTGTTACTAATTTATAGTACTGTAGCAAATTTACTAGAAAGGTGTGCTATGACAAATGTATTATTATTTTTGGTGTGGATATATGCCTTGTTTTACATAGTCCGCAAAGCAAATACCCCCAAGTCAGGCAATTGACTCAGGGGACTGTTAACTATCTTAGTAAGACGCACGAATTAAAATACGCTGCTTGAAAGAAGTTAGCTAAGTATGCACTTATTAAATACGGATTAAAAGGTTTACTGTTAGTTACTTCGATGTAAATGTCTGCGCCTTTGATATGTAGTGATATTGTCGCGTCATCATTAAACAAACATGCTTTGAAGCCATCATTTAATTTAGCGTGGCTGATATTGTCAAACCGTTTACAGTTCAATAGACCTGGTAAAAACGTCTTAGCAAGCTTCTTTAGACATGGGCTAAAGTGTTTACAGCCTACAAGGTTAATCGTGCAACTGAGAGCATGTGCGTTGTTATTTTCAAGTATGCCCGCTATGTCTCCAACGTGCTGCTCTGTGCTTGTTAGATATACATTGTTTGTGCTTAGTAGCAGACTGCTACATAATAATATTAGTTTTTTCATGACACTTTCCGTTTTTTTAAAATGTGATTAAATTGACTGTGTTTTGTTTTCATTGATGAATACCCTTCGCGATTCGTTATCTGTTTGGACTCTCTACTTCCCCTAGGGAGTCCGTCTAACTAAAACAGATGTCTCATTTATACCGCTGCTACATAAATCTGGGGGTTACTCTGCGCCTTTCTTAACCAACAACTCAACTATATCTTTATGGCTGCCGTTAATGCGTGCCCACTGCAGTGCTGAAAGATTGTGATTGTTGCGTAACATGATATTTGCGTTCTTATCTATAAGCAGCTCGCACAAGTCTTTACGGTCTTTGAGTACTGCATACATTAACAGGGTATTAGACATAGC